CGCAACCTCTTTATCACTAAAGGCACGCCCTTTCTCTAGTAAATCCTTAGCGTTAACTAAGAACGAACTACCGTGAAAGTTCTTTTCGTAAAACTTAAAAGTCTTATCGTAATAATTTTTAGGAGTGATTCTAAAAGTTATTATTCTCATAATGGTTATGATGTCACCAACATTGCCATTAGTCGCTTCTAAAATCTTTTTCCAGTCAAAATATATCATATATTATACCAATTTTTTGAGGGGTTGTCAAGAACTATTTTTTTCATGTATTTAATTCAAATAAAGTTTCTGTTACTTAATGTTTATCTTATAATCTTGTTTAACATAATATCCCATTCGTGCGTTTGCTTGTCTAGCCGCCGTCTTACCTTTTAAATGGATATCTACTATTTTTGGTTGGATTTTTCCCTCTTTTTTCCTTATAACCCTACCAATTAACTGTGTAAGCAGAGGTTCATTATTTACTGGTGTACCAAGTACTAAACAACTCAGAGCATCTAAACTAATTCCTTCTGAGAAGATGGACTGTGTACCAAATAAAATATTCTTATCTCCGCCTATTCTTTTCATAGTATCTTCTCTTTCTGCAAAATCCATGTCTCCAGTTATACAAACTGAATTTTCTCCAACTAATCGTTGACATACTTTTAGAAATGCAACTCTATCTGATACTACTAATACTTTATGACCATCGGCTGCATACTTTGCTGCAATCATTGCCACACTATGTATATATTCTTCATTCGTAGCTAGATGATTTATCCTTTCTGCCCATGGAGTAAACGATCCATCTAGAAATCGTACTTCTGATTTGATGACATCTATCTCAGGGGTCATGTAATTCTCTTTAGGCGGTTTAAGTACGTTCGCTCCAAAGTAATCCCTGAATACTACATGTCTCCCGTCTTTCCTCTCTAGTGTCCCTGTCAGTCCTATCTTGTATCGGCTCGGCATTTCGTCTATTATTCGGGTAAACGTAGGGCTCGAAACGTGATGCATTTCGTCCAAAACGACTGTCCCGAATAAATGTTTTATCTCGTCTATCTTGCGGTATAAACTCTGAATGTTCCCAACGACTATCGGGGACGAAGTGTTGAAGTCCCCGCTCCCTATTCTGCCTGGATTGATTCCAAAGCACTTCTTTACTTCCTTTTCCCATTGATTCCTCAAATTGGTTGTATGTGTTACTACTAATGTTTTCTGTCCAAGCTTAGCAGCTATGGCTAAACCTGTAAAAGTCTTTCCCCAACTTACCCAAGCGTTAATTATACTGTTGTCTTCTACTGCGTCATAAACCTCTTGCTGGGACGCACGTAATTCGAACTTAAATTCAGGAAAGACCATCGGCGCTTGTACGCGTTTGTCGATAATTTCATACTCCTCTGGTACCAAATCCAATCTTCCTACTGGTATGGAAACTAAACTATCTCGCAATGGGCGTATTGTTTTTATTATCATAGGTGGGTCTTGCGGCATACGAGGAGGCAAAGTATAAGTTAGCTCTCTTTCGAGATTTTCAAGGAAAGTAGCATCACCTTGCAACTGTATTCTGTTACTTATTACCGCCTTCATGCACCTAACCTTTTCAATAATTCTAAATCTTCATCTCTCCAACGTCTACTTTGTTTTGGGTGGTTATTATCCCACGGGCTACTCCACCCAAGCTTTTGTTTTCTATTAACTACATGATCAGGCAAGTAATCTTTCATTACTTCTCTCATTAAGTATTTTGTTGTACCTAACGCGTATCCATCTAGTTGTTTAAATCTTGTTGTTGTAGGTATAGTCATATTATAATGCACATACCTCTGTGTAAGTAATGGAATTCTAGACTCCATACCAAATAATCCACAGGTTTGATCGGTTGCAAGAATATTCTGCTCAGAAGTAGTAAGTAAGTCTATAAAAAGAGTATGTGCCATAGTATCAGAGTAGTCAAAAATACAATCAGGAAACCATCTCCATTTCTTTGCTTGTTTTACCATTTCTTTACAATAATTTTCATTAAATCTTTTATCGTGGTGCATATACCCTGAGTATAGCTCGTCTCCACTATCTCCTGTTAATACTACTTTACAACCATGTTCTGCTGCTGCTCTTGCCAGCTTATATCTAGGTGCTTGTCTATTATGGTCTGACCACGCATAATGTGTGCCTGCAAGCCAAGTCTTACCCAATGCTATTCTTTCATCTCTACCTAAGTCTACATGGACTAATTCTCTTCCAAACAATTCTGCAGTTTTCTTCGCCATTATACTTTCACCTTGAAATCCCATATGTTCATGGAGACTTCCTTTCTCGTTAGTATAACCGCAAGTGAAAAGCGTGATATCCTTAGTACTTTCACGGCATATACTAGCTACTAGTGTGCTATCGAACCCGCCACTCAGAAATATTGCGTGTTTATTATCTGAGTTTCCATAGTTTGCAACTTTTAATATTGATTCTTTTGTTTTTTGTATAAATTCATCTTCTCTAAATGGCTCTTTACGATAAACTAGCCAATTCCATAAATTCATTCTTTTCAGTTTAAAACCATTCTCATAATCAAAAAATAGTAACCCGCCAGGTTCTACTTTATGATATCCTTTCCAAATACATTCATCTCCCATAGAGCCAAATTTTCTTTCATTAGTTTCTAACTCTTTATGTAAAAAAGATTTACAACTTGTACTAAACTCGAAAGTTTTTCCATCATATCCCCACCATAGTGGTTTTGTTCCAAATTGATCTCGTATAAGTACTAAATTCTTTTTTGTTTTATCAAGATACGCTATAGAACCGTGCCAATCTGTCCATTCTAGTACTGAAATACCATATTTATCAAGCATCTTTCCTAGCCATACAGTATCATTCTGTTCTCTACTATCATACATCTCGCCATTAAACATTAAAATATTACCTTTTGCTGTTTTAATAGGTTGTCGCTGTTTAGCTCCTGTTATATCTAAAAGAGCATGACCAAAAGCTAGGTCACCGTCTTCCATAAATGACATGCCATCAGGACCTCTTGTTTCCTGTTTTTGAAGCATTGTTTTGCACATAGCTTTATTAGTTGTGCCTACAAATCCACACATTATGGTAATGCCCACCAGGTTACTAGTATTACTACTAAAACTAATATTTGTTCTATTGTCATTTAAATCTCCATGGCTTCCCGCCACTTACTTTCTGTCCTTTTTTCGGTAACCATAGTACTAAACTCCACTTTTCTCCTTTAGTTACAGGAGTTACTTGGTGCATAACAGTATAGTCATACATTACTAAGCTTTTATAGGTACTGGTTATAGGGGAATTTTTCACATAAAAGTCTCCGCCTATACATTCACTAGGGTGTGTCAGATTTATACTAGCGGAAACCCAACCAAGATTTTGGTCAGCGTGCATTTGTAATCCTTTACTGCCCTCTTTATACCTCATAATATGGGCATAAGCATCTTCCCTAAAAGTTATAGGTACTTTACAGTTCTTTTCTGCAATTTTTCTTACTCTATCAAAGATAGAAAAAGGACTATTTATTGAATAGTATAATCTATCTACTTTTTGGAATTCCTGCTTTACTTTGAGGGATACTTGTTTAGAAGGGTTACTTATTGCAAATCTACAATAATCTCTAAAAAATTTAACTTCATCATCAGTAATAAAGTCATTTATCTTAATCACCATCTGGATTAAGTTCAGTTAATTCTTTCTGTTTTTGCTTGTAATCTTTTTCTATCTGTTCACCTATTTCATCAGGTACTTGATGAGTCATTCGATGTGGAGCATAAGAAATTTGTTTCCAACTAAGAATAGTCTCTTTATCAATATCGTCCCATTTTTGAAATTCTATATCATAACAGATTAGTTTATCGTTATGTGTCTGTGACCATTTATTAGAATTTTTTATCTGTTTATCTTCGGGAACATAGTCTGCGCATAGAGTCATTTCTCTTTGTTTTTTCTCACCAGAAATAAGACTTGTATATTCTAATAATACAATTCCTTTCTGCATTTTTTCTACTATTTTATCTAAGTCCATTTAAGTACTCCTCAAATTCGGTATATCCACCGATATTTTCTCCATCAATCCTAATTTGTGGAAAAGTTCTAGCGGTAGGAAAGTTTTCTGCAATAAATTGCATATCAAAATCAGTTCCTAACTGTTTATATTCATAAGTATGCTGTGTCTCCTGAATAAATGACTGTGCAGCAAATTTTGCTTTGTCACAAAAGGGACATTGGGTTTTTCCAAATATTTCTATATTCATTCTTTTCTTATCTCCAAATATTCTATCCCACTCTTGAGATAGCCTGTTATAATTTTCTGGTCTTCTATTACTCCCTTTGCTCAAATCTTTCTCCATGTAGACTTTTTCTTTTCTTCTGCAAATTCATAGATTGCCATAGGTACTCCATCTTTGTATAAAACACCTGCCCATGTCATTTCTACACTAGGGGGTCTTTTTTCGGCAAAAGGAAAGGGACAATCTTTTAACCATATTACTGTTGCTTTTCCTTTCCATTCTTCGCGACTTTCTTTTTTACGAATTTTATGGTAATGTACTTTTACTGTTTCTGTCTTTTCGTAGTTAAAAACTTTTCCATTACTATCAATGAAAAATTTACCTTTATGTCTCATTAGACCTGTAATATCTTCTATCATATACCTTAAAGGGTAGATACTAGTCATCGGACTCTGAATCCTTCTAGAGCCTAGTGTAGTTCCCTGCATATTTTTATCATCAAGTACCTGGTCGTCTAACCATAAAATACCATCAGACATTTCTACATTATCACTATGTATTACAAAGCAAGGAAAACGCAAATCTGCTTTATCTGTAATTAGATATTCTTGTTCCATTTTTCTCTTTTGTAAAGACCAGATTCGTCTTCTAGCCCGTTGTCTGTCCTGTATGCTCTTTCGCAATCTCCTGTTCAATAAACTTCCTTATAATTGGCTCTGCATCATGCAAATTCATTTCTTCATATACCCACTTATATCCATCGTAACCCCACTCATCTGGCTCACTTTTTAAATACTTTAATCCTGGCATATGTTTTTGAAAAAACTGAAGAATACCATGTGTATCTTCATACATATCCATTAAAGCATTAGAGCAACCATTTACTCTTTTAATCCATTCTGGAGTCCAAATATATGCGTTAGCATTATTAAACTCAGGAATAGGAAATAAAGATACTGTTGGGTCTATAATCCATGCCCTATCCCATATAACGTATTTTCTTATGGGGTCTATTTTATAAGCATGGTGGTTAGGTATAATCCTAACACAAGCTACCATTTCTCCCTTAGGATTGGTAATCCATAGGAAGTATGAGTGTTTGTCCAGTTCATCTACTGGATTCATAATTCGTTTATTTAATACTACAAAATTGTTTACTCTATGTCGTAACATTGTAGCATATTCCTCTTTCGTCATATCATTGTAATGACAGGCTATTTTTGTATAGCCACTATCGTATGTGTGTAATCCTATATTATTTCTATAAGCCATCGACTTTCCACTCTCCTCCGTGAAGTGTTGGTTTACTCCAGGTTGAATAGTTATCTCCATATTTTTCTCTATTATCCATATTATCTAAATATCCATCTTTTTCTACATAGTTTAATGAGAGTGTCGTGCTAGACAAACTCTTTAAAGGACGTCTAGCGTGTAAACTGTCTGCACCACAGAAAATTACTGCATCGCCTTGATGAGCAATTAGTTCTAGTGCATTATCTTGTTCCCCTTCTATTAAGGGATTATCTTGATCTTTTAGGAAGTAAATCGGCCATTCGTTCCAACTACATTGAATTGCTACTACATATTCACATTCCCATCTATTTTTATGCCACGGCATATAACACCCTCTTGTAGACCTTTTCAAATAACTATAACTTAAACTAAGTTTTTTCTTTAAAATACTTTCTAGTCTATCTTTATATACTAAACCTACTGCATCTGTTAAAGGGTCTCCTACTAAGGTGTAGAATTTTCCATTCTTGTTATCATGACTTGAATAAGACCTTTTAATTGTTTTGTAAAGGTGTTGGTCATATTTCATCAGAGTTTCACACTCTTGAGGAGATATAAAACTTCGTTGTATAAAAGGTTTCATTCCATATCCTTTAAAATACGAGAAAAGTAATTCATACCTTCCTGATATCTAAATACTGCGTCCGCGGCTGTTCTTTTAGCCTGTTCTAATTCGTGGCACTTATAACATTCCTTACATGGAACATATCCTGTTACTTTACCCCCGTCTTTTATTGTGCCTTTCGGGTTAAAGCAAGTCCAGATATAATCTAATAATTCTGGAGCTTCTCTTATAATTAAAGCATATAATTCTGCTTTTGTTAAAAAATCTAATGGGTTAATAATTTGAGGTACATTTTGTACTGCCTCTAATTTTACCCCAGAGCCATCGAGTGAATCACTCATAAAAGTTGCGCATATTTTCCTATATTCTCTAAACTGTAAGCGCATACGCATATCGTCTTCGGAGTTGGCTCCCATCATAAAATACTTAAGTTTATGGCCTCCTGGTTGTCCTATTACTACGGACATAAAAGCACTCAATCCACTTACTATAATTGGTACTTCTTTAGTGTTCGGTGTCATAGACAGTAAACTCATATCGTTTCCATACGGAAGATTAAAGAGTTCTGCCTGTTTCTGTGTGTAAAAAGCCATTGCGTCGGCAAACATTCCATATCGTTGTTCATACCAATGCACACAGAAAGGGTATAAATCTGGGTCTCTAACGGCATATAATAAAGCTGCCGTAGACTCAATCCCAGCACTTAATGGCATATAGGTATTTGTTCTAGGGTCAGACTTTTTTATTGCTTCTGACATCTCTGATGATGTCTTTATAATAGGATTTATATAATCCTTTTTTGCTTTTACTGTTGTTTTCTCTTTCATAAAAGAAGCAGGGGGCTTACGCCCCTTGCCCTCCTGTTCTTTTGCCCTGCAAGGACATAAGAACGTTCGCTGTTGCCTTGTCTCTAACTTGAACCATCTCTTTGAGTGGCTTAAATTTAGCGTTGGCTACTATTTCAGACATTACATAGTTCTGAGGCTGCACTAGGTTAATTAAAATTAACGCAGCTTCGTATGGGTCAATAAAATCTTGAGAATCTTCAACCCCATCTAGTATTGCAGAATTAGTCCAGCCCATACTCACATTGTGAATACGGCATTTGTTTTTGTGTGGATAGTCATGGGCCGAAGCGATACAATAATCTCTGAGTTCAGCTTTGTCAGTTTCGTATATGTCTGCACCTATACTAAAATAACAAGTGGCTGAGCCTGTATTGATAATCACTTTATTATCCTTGTCTTTCCATTGTGTATGTAGGATTTTTAATAATTTGTTCTGTACTCGAGGTACCCACGCATGATTAAAGAATACATCAGCGTCCCAATCAAGAATATCATTTATAATGAAGTCTCCTTGTCTGTCCGCCATATTGAAGCCGTTGCTTCTACTATACCCCCGCACTTCTGCCTTGTGAAACACACAGTAATCGTAAATTTCTTTACCAATACCACTCGTATGGCCTGTTACAGCTACTTTTTTACCTCTTAACATTTCCATCTCTTTATATTCCTATATTAGCTATACTGACATACATTGTACCGAATACAAAAAGAGCTAGTATAAGCGTTGCCCATTCATCTACTGAGTAGACTTTAAAGTTATTCTTATTAACCCTTATGGTTCTATACAAACAGTCAGCTGTTTGTTTTATTTTATCCATTTTTATTTATAAAATTTATCCCACTTACCAAAACTGTAGTCGTCCCCTATTTCAAAGTCGCAACCAACAGGGCAGCCGGGAATCGAAATACCTCGATCTTTCTGAACGAAGGATTTCAGGTTGTTACAATAGACCTCCATTTCATCTTCAGGTACTTCGGCAAGAATGGAGTCATGCACTAGTCCGAAAATTTTGGAGTTCATTCCGTTTCTATTGATGTAGTGTTGCATATCGATCGCACCCAATAGGTTTATGTCCGATGCGACAGATTGCACTAAAAAGTTAATACCAGACCTTACTTCGTGAGACGCAATACCTTTATCCTTACTCTTGGCATTGGGAAGCCTACGCTTCCTTCCGAACTCTGAGTAGATGAAAGCATTAGAACGAATAAACGCTCCGCAGTCATCTAACCATTTTTTCAGATTGGGGAATGATTGGAAATATTCTCGTATAACTCTTTGTGCGTCTTGCATTGAGAACTCTGTTCCAGAGTCCTTCGTAACTTGCCATGAAATCTTAGCAGGCCCGGCGCCATACATTATTCCAAATGTAACTGCTTTCGCCTGTTGACGTTTGTCTCCGTATAATTCATCGACTTGGTCAGCCTCGCATGGTAGTTTAAAGACTTGTTTTGCAATATTTGAGTGGAAGTTGCCTCCACCTTTAAATACGTCCATCAAGCCCACGTCTTTCGCCAAAACAGCTGCCACATACACTTCTGCAGTTGTTAAGTCCATAGAGACGATTTTGTGTCCTTCTCTTGCTCTAATACAGCCTTTGACCGTTGGGTTATCCCTCGGTAGCTGTTGCATATTCAATTTACCACTAGAAGAAAGACGCCCTGAAGTAGTACCATGCAGATTAAAACCTGTACGGAGTCTACTATCTCTATCAAGATTAGGAATAATCTTATCAAGATAAGTTGTCTTTATTTTATTCTTTTGTCGTATTTCTAGAATATGTTTAGGTACTGCGTGTTCTTCAGAAAGTTGTCCTAAGACTTCCGCATCTGTAGAGTGTGCTCCTGTACCTGTTTTCTTACCCGTTGGGGTTAGATTTATATAGTCAAACAAAAGGGAACGAAGTTGAACTGTAGAGTTAGGGTTAAAATCTTTACCCTGTCCTTTCTCGAAAAGTCTCACTTCAGGAAATTCGTATAACTCTGCAACTGCTTTCGTTATATCTTCCTGCATTACACCCTGAGCAAACTCAAGTCGCTCACGGTCGAAAGGTACTCCATTGTTTTCAACTTGCATTAAAAAGTTACAACCTTCAAGTAGAATATTCTCATAAACCCATAAGAGTTTACTATTCTTCTCGATAGCTGTCCTCATCTTTTCATATAATAGAAAAGTTACTACTGCGTCCATAGCAGCGTAATCTTTCATTACATCAAAAGGAATCAAGTCATAACTAAAAGCTTCTTTTAGTATGCCATGTTTTCTTCGGTACTCTATACCCCAGTCCTCTAGTGGTTTCTCATAATCTCCATAAGGAGTATGATTCATCGCTAGTTGTTTAAGACCGTGAGTACCTGGGTTTTCATCAAACATATAATGCATAAGCATTGTATCTTCGAATTTAGGAAATTTAAAGTTAAAATGATACTTAAACCATTGTAAATCAAATTTCGCATTGTGAAATACTACAGTTTTCTTGTCAAAGAGTTCCTGCATTTTTGCTTCGACGTCTTCATCAATTATGTCTGCGTCACAATATATACCGTGATCAGGCTCATAAGACATAGAAAATCCAAGCATATAGCCGTCCCTACAATATAACGCACTCGTTTCTGAGTCAAGCGCGATGTAAGGTCTAGGGGCGTCCAAAGCCTGTTGTAAAAAATCCATTGCCTGTTCTTTGTCCTGTATTCCATAACATTTATCCTCTGATAGTTTTTCTAGTTTCAAATCTCCACTAACATAACCTGAGATACTTTCAATAGCATCTTCAAAGGATTTTTTAGCTTCAGGTTTAAACTTAATAATGGCAGGATTGATAAGAGCTAAAAACTTCTCATCAATAATTTTTCCATTATATTCAGTAACAGATGTCTTTCTAGTAAAGTTTTTAAATGCGTCTGCACCTACTAAGATTAACCAATCATAATCATCAGTATCCAACTCTAAATCTACATCTTTCTTTAATACTTTTTGTACTGAACTATCAGAACATAGGGCAAATCGGTCAAATTCAAACTCGAAATATTTATCGAAATTTGTACTTGACGGCTTAGTTTCTATAAGTGCTACTTTAGCCATTCTAATAATTCTCCATAAGTTAATGTTTTAAATAAATGAGAATCCAAGTGATATTTAAAAGTCTGTTTATTTAAATGAAACTGACCTTCACCTGTATTCCCTCTGTGTTGTTTGTTAGAGTATTTCATCTCTTTACCAATATCTTCAGATTTAACTTTAAATATTAGTACCATATCTTTAAAGAACACTCCATACATAAGAATATCAAATTCTTCTTTTTTCACTTGTTGAATATTACAATCCCAATCGTAATCTCTCCATTCATGATACATTATATCACGGTTGGCTTCGCATTCCAAAGCCTTGAACAAGTTACTATCCGTTATCTTCAATTCTGCTTTCTTCTGAACTCGAGAAAATTTACACTCTATCCTAGATGAAGTGGAATTTTCAAATAAATCGAATGACAACTGTTCACTATCAGTTGCTCCTATTATCTTTTTAATCATAATCTCGGCAACTGTGCCGAATCTACGAGTATGTAATCCGAAGATTGCTTGTTGAAGTTGATTGCTATCCATATAATCGTTCTTTTACTTTATGTATTTGAGCTGGAGTCAACCCGCCTGGGTCTTGTCCATCTCTTAATGTTATTTTCTGTACTGAGAGTTCCATTTTCTCAGCTATTGTTTTAATTTGTTCTGTTGCTTTCTGACCTGCTTCGTCGCCATCAAACATAATATCAATTCCCTGCACTCCTTGTAATTTGAGCAGGGATAGCTTGAACCAGTCCATTTGTTGTGTTCCGAAACAGCAAACTGTATTTTTCAAGCCATTGTCCCAAAGATTGAGACAATCAAAAATTCCTTCTACCAATATCACTCTATTTTGTATTGGTTTTACTTTAGCTGGTGTAAATGGCATTTTTACGCCTTGTGGATATATGTAATACTTGTCTTGTCCTATACCACCAGCAATACTTCTCCCTAAAAGTGCAATAGTTCTTCCAGTCAAATCTCGAATTGGAAAGATAATCCTACCTTCAAACTTTGGAACATTCCAAGTGAAAGCCTGCCATATCTTGAGGGTTTCCTCGCTGATATTTCTGTACGGACCACCTTTCCATTCGATACGGTCTTCTGGGAGTTGAATACCTACGGTTTCTGATCTGGCCTTTGCAATTTTGTCTTTAATTCTGTGTATCTTTACTTCTAGTGGACTCTCAGGTGCACCGAAGTGTGTAAATAGATTGCCTTTAAACCCACAGGCGAAGCAATGCATAATGCCTGTTACCTTGTCTACCCTAAGACTTGGGTTACTATCGTCATGCTCAGGATTTAGGCATGCTATGAGTGCGTCCTGTCCTTTAACAGTAAAGGGTATCTCGCGTTCTGTTAATAAATCTATTGCTATCATCTTTATATATTTATATTATACAGGAATTTTAACCTTATGTCAAGTATTATTTTTTCCTTCCATTGATTTAATTCTTTCAATTCCAAGTGTAGATTTATGTTTCCAGTCTAGTTCGTCTCCTAACTTTTCAAAATCTGTCATTGGAACACCGTCCGGGTCTACCTCATCTTCGTAATATCTGGACTTCCATACCAACTCTAGCATTTGAAAATAAACTGCGACTGCTTTATCTCTAAATTCTTTATCTCCCCATAAATACCATAATAACCAATACTCTTCATTTATGCGACAGACTCTTACTTCTTGTTCTAGAATCATGTCCATTCTATCAGTTCTGGACTCTCCTGCCATTTCTGCAACTGCTCTCAATCTTTGACTGCCTGCGATTGGATACCAATTAGGCATAACAAGTATAGGAGCTTTAATTCCGTGTTCAAAAACAGATTCATAAAGAGGTTGGTTTAAAGGAACATTTTTAATATTTTCCTTTACTTTAGGTTGGTCTAGTAACCAACGAAGTTTCCTTACATACCAAGTATGTGGAGGCATAGGAATTATTTCAGCAGTTCCTCTACTTATTCTATCATTAGCCATAGTATGCTTTACCTCTATCTACTATTAAGAATCCATTTATGTGGTCTAATTCATGTTGAACTTTAACTGCTTCAAAGCCTTTAAAAGTTCGTTTTACAACTACTGGTAATCCCTCTTTTATCGTGTCATATGTCAGAGTGATACTATGTGCCCTTTTAGTTCTAACATTAGTGTTTTTACAACTTAAACAAGCTTCCCAATGTTTCTTCGTATAAGGACTTAGTTGTACGTTTCGTGGGTTTATAAATAGTTCACATCTATCTTCTTCCCCAACTAGAAATACTCTTACAGGCTCTCCTACTTGAACAGCCGCAATACCTACTCCTTTATTTTCTTCCATCGTCGCGCCCATTTTATCAACTAACACTTCTAGCTCTTCTAGTGTGCCTGTCCATTCTTTTGAACGCTGTCTTAAAGTTTTTTTATCAAAAATCAACATCTTGTAAATCCTCCTTGATTTGTATGATTTCTTCTTCATATGAAAACCACAAACTAGGACTATTACAAACTTCTTGCATATTTTCAAGCAGTACGAGTCTATCTAATTTACTTGCTATTGATTCTTCTGGGAGTTCTATCCCTGTTATTACTCTATCTGCTTTATCCATTGCTTTTATTTGTTTCCTGTTATAGTCTTTTTTAGACTTATGTGCACCTGCACCGCTCATATTCCTACTATGCTTGGCTACAGGATTTCTATTCTTAGTTTTCATGATATTTTTTCCAATTTATGTCATCTGGATCAGGCAACATATCCCAATCTTCGACAAATTTTAACCTGATTTTATCGTCTTCCCACTTTACTTTAAATGTTTTATCTTCATAAAATCGTAACTGTTCCATATTAAGTTTTTCATCAAAAACTATATCTCCATTCGGTAATAAATCGAATGTGTAGTCCATAAATGTAATCTTGCGATGTCCATGATACTTATTTGATTTTGCCACCAACGCTTCTCCTTTTTATATCGTTATGATTAAATTCTGCCCAATATAGTTCAAAAGCAACTCCTTCCTCTAGTCCTATAAACTGGTGCATTACGCCTGGCTTAACTTGTGTAAAGTCGCCTGGATTTAATATGGTTTCATCTACTAGGTCGTAATCGTTTTGCCAGACTCTTATCATCATCTTGCCACTCTCTACATAAAACCCATTCCATTTAAACTCGTGTAGATGTTCCGAGCATTCCATGCCTGCTTTATAT